AAGAAGCGGAACGACAACGCCGCGCTCTGCATCCGCCTTGCCGATCAGCTTGGGCTCTCGCCGCAGGCGCGGGCGCGGGCGGGCCTGAAAGCGGCAAACGCAAAGCGTAAGGACGATCCGTTCCGCAAGATGATGCAGCGGAAAGACGATTGACGGGCGGCGGCTATGCTCAAATGGATCACCGACTACATTCGTTACGTCGAAAACCGTCCGCAGGATTTCAACGAACACGTCAAAAACAATGTCCGGCAGATCAAAGAGCTCATCTCCCGGAAAGAAGTTTTCTATAAAGAAGCCGATCCGATCGCGTTCCGCGACTTTGCGCGAATGTTCCGCCATCGGGAGGGCGTTTGGGCGGGGCAGCCCGTCGAGCTCAACCGTGAGCAAAAGTACATCGTTGCCTGCATCCTCGGCATCAAGGTGTGGGACAAGAAAGAAAAGCGCTTCGTCCGCTGGTTTCGAGAGCTCGATCTGTTCGTGGCGCGAAAGTGGGGAAAAGACACATTCATCGTACCGCTTATCGCATATTTCGTTGGCATCGATAAAGAGCCGTCCGCATGGTGTCAGATTCTTGCGGAGAACGAGGCGCAGGCAAAGCGGACGTTCGATCTCGTCAAAGAGAACGTCAAGGAAGATCCGCTGGATTGCTGGTTTACGGGAACGGGCAAGACGTCCAAGACGATCGAATGCCCGGAGACGCACGGCGTAATTCAGTACCTTTCGGGACGGACGAAGGGAAAGGACGGCGCCAATCCGTCCGTTGCCGTCGTCAACGAGGCGCACGAGATCACAAACAAGAATCAGTACAACGCGGTCAAGTCGGGTATGGGGGCCAGGTCGCAGCCGATGATGATCGTCATTTCCTCGGCGGGCGTTACGCCGGAAAGCCTGTACGAGTCCCTCTATGAGAGAAACAAGAAATTTCTCAAAAAGAAACGGCTCGGACAGAATGATCGCATCTTTGCGCTCATGTTCGGGATCGACGAAACGGACGACTACCGCGATGAAGCCTGCTGGATCAAGGCAAACCCCGCCATGTACGAGGGACGTCCGACCATGGAGTTCCTGCGTACGCAGCTGGAGGGGATGAAGGACGATCCCGTTCTGCTGAATACCTTTATTGCCAAACACATGAATCGGCAGATCGGGGCGTCCATCGACTATTTCAGCATGGTCGCCATCCGGAACGCCATGCGCATCGTTGCGCCGGAAGAGTATATCGACACATACGCGGTCGGGGGCGTCGACCTCGCAGAAACGACGGACTTGTGCAACGCAACGGCGCAGATTCTGACGGGCGAAAAGTTCATCTATCTGCAGGCGTATTTCATTGCAGAGGATCGCCTCGCGCGCAACAGCGAGCGGGACAAACAGGACTATCAGCGCATGACAAACCTTGCAACGGGGGATCGCGTCACGAGTGAAGTGGTCATTGTAACGCCGGGGAGCTATGTGCGGAAAGAGTACGTTACGGCATGGTTTACGCTGCTGCGTGAAGAATACAAGATCAGCTTCCTCAAAATCGGATATGACCGTGCGCTTTCAAAAGAGTGGCTTACGGATATGCAGGAACACGGTTTTTCGCACGAGAAGGTGCACAGAGACGGCGAGACGGGAAGTATCACGCGCGATCTCGGCGTTCTCACCGAAGTTGCGCAGGGCGGCTGGACACTGTCCGAGCCGATCAAGGTGGTAAAAAGCCTGTTTGAGTCGGGTAAAATCGTTGCTGATGTAAGAAACAAGCTGTTTGCGTACTGCTTCTATAATCTCAAAATCCGACAGGACGTCAACAACAACCTTTCGCCGCACAAGGCGAAATCGACGGGACATATTGACGGTGCCGTCGGCGTATTCAACGCATTTGTCGCCTACCAGCGGGCCAAGGAGATGCCTCTGTACGCAAATCGCATCGGACAGCTTTTCAGGATCTGATCATGGGAAAAATTCTGGATTTTTTCAAAAACACATTCAGGCGGAGTAAATCGCAGCCGGGGCAGGTACAGCCGCGGGAACAGCTTCGCACGATCATTCACGATTACTATGGCAACAACGTGGGATGGTTTGCCTACAACTACGCGAGCAACATCTATCAGATCCCGGAGGTGCGTACGGCGATCCAGTCGTTTGCAGAAATCTTCTCCATCATCCCGAAGTACTTTGAGCGCAAGGACAAGGACGGGAATGTCACCTATCTCGAAGGGGAGGAGGATCGCGTCATCAACGTTCGCGCCAATCCGTTGCAGAATGCGTCGCAGTTCTGGGTAAATCTCATTACTTCGCTGATGCTGTATTCCAATGTGTTCGTCGAGCCGCGCTTTTCATCGCGCACAGGGCGGCTCTCGCAGCTGTATGTGTTGCCGCACGATTTTTACGACTTCAAACTGTACGACGACCGCGCAACGGTCACGTTCGGGAGGATCGGAAAGACGTACGACATGAGCGATCTCATCTATCTCAACCGTTTTTCTGCGCTGGGCGGCGGTCAGAAGAACGACCTCGGACTGTATGAAACGGTCATTCAGGCGCTTGCGGCGCAGGCGATCGCCGTTGCGGATCCGAACAAGGTGCGGGCGATCATGCAGACCGATCCGACAGCACAGGGACAGCTGAAAGAGAAGGATGCGGACGGAACGATGCGCGATCTGGATGCGCGTTTCGATAAGTCGGTACGCGGGATCGCCTATGTTGATCCGCAGTGGAAGATCACGCCCATCAACTGGAACGAGAACGACGTCAACCGCGATCTCATGAAGCTGGTCATCGACATCGTCTACAACTATTTCGGCATCACGGCGGATATCGTCAACAATAAGGCGACGGAAATCGAATATCAGCTCTTTGTAAAGAATCATGTCGAGCCGGTCGCGCGGCAGGTGGAGCAGGAGTTCACGGGCAAGATCTTTTCGCGCATGGAACAGGCGCACGGCAACCGGTTGGAGCTGGATACATTCTGGCTGCAGGTTTCAACGCTCGCGACGAAGACGGCTTTCTTCAATGTTGTTTCCCGAAACGGGGTGATGAACAACGACGAGATGCGCGAAATGATCGGATATGCCCCGCTGCCCGATGGGCTGGGGCGAAAGTACAGGGTAACTCTCGATACGGTCAACATAGAAAATGCGGACGCTTATCAGAGCGTAAAAAACGGCGCGGCGGGCGCAGACGGTCAGACGGAGAAACCGGAGGGCGGCGGCACGCAGGCGACGGAAGGAGGAAACAATGCAGCAACCTAACGTAAAACCGAAACGGCAGCGGGAATTTCGTAACGTTGAATTCCGGACGGAGGCACGGGAGGCGGAGAACGGGAGGAAAGAGCTCGTTGTCCGCGGGTATCCCATTCTGTTCAACACTCCGACCAAAGTGTGGGATTATTGGTACGACGAGATCACGGAGATCATTTTGCCGCAGGCGCTTGACGGCGTCGACTTACAGAATGTATTCCTGCTCTACGGACACGACATGAACCGCGTGCTTGGGCGAACGGGAAAGAACATGCGGCTGGAAACGGACGAGACGGGGCTTTTCATGGAATGTGTCATGCCCAATACGCAGGAGGCGCGCGACCTGTACAACCTCATTGAGGCAGGGATCGTCGACGGCATGAGCTTCTGGCTCCGCACCTATGACCAGGTCAATCCGTCCACGCTCACACGCACCGTCACAAAGATCGAAGAGCTTCCGGAGGTCACCATTACGGCGTTCCCGGCGTACAAGGAAACGGTCGTCATCGCCATGGAAGAGGAGCGCCGGAAAGCGTTGCGCGCACAGTCGGAAATGGCGCGCCGCGTGGAAGAAGAACTCAAAAATTTTTCATAAAAGGAGAACAACATGGATCCCATTATCGAAATGCTGCGGGATGAGAACAACGCGATCGAACAGCTCACCGCAAGGCGTGAGGAATTGAAGCGCAAGCTCGAAGAGCACCGCAGCGGAAACATTTCGGCGGAAGAGTTTGAAAAGCTCTCTGCCGAACGTAAGGACATCGAAAAGGAGCTTGCGCTCCGCACCAAGCACCGCGACGAACTCACCGCTGCGGCTGACAAAAACAAAAATCAAGGAGAAGGGAGAGGACCTTATATGTTCGAAAACAAAGATTTGCGGAGTATTGATATTCTCCGCTACGACATGTATGCCCCCGAAAATGCGGCAATTCGTAAAGCCTTTGAGGAACGGGCGGCGGATTTCGCAAAAGAAAGGCGCATGAAAATTTCCGCAGGAGACATTAAGGCGGTTTTGGAAGGAAATAAAAGATCGATTCTTTCCACGTCTTCGGGAATTGCAAAGCCGACGCGTGTCGGAGGAATCGAAAATCCGCTCAACCAGGTCATTACGATCGTTGATCAGGTCGATACGGTAGATATGCAGGGCGCGGGCGCATACAAGATTTCGTTCGTGAAGACCGTGTCGACGGCGAGCGAGAAGGAAGAGGGAAAGGCGCAGACGGAGTCGAGCCCTACATATGGAACGGTGACGATTTCACCGAAAAATATCGCCGTTACGAGCTACATTTCCCGCGAAGTGGAGAAAACGACGCCGCTCAACTACCTTGAAAAGGTAACGCAGACCTCGATGGACGCGCTCAAAGTAAAACTTGCGCAGGAAATCGTCACCGAAATCAAAACGGGTACGGACGACGATTCGGCGGCAATGTACCAGACGCTCGAAGCGAGCGCGGCAAACGGCATGCTTTCGGGTACCGCCGGAGCGATCAATGAGAAGACGCTGCGCCAGATCGTGATGAATTACGGCGGGGACGCAAATATCTACGGCAATGCCGTGCTGTATCTCAATAAAAACGACCTTATCGCATTCGGCGATGTCCGCGGTACGAGCGAAAAGAGAGCGATCTACGAGATCACGCCGAACGGAGACAATCCGAATATCGGCATTATCAAGGACGGCGGGCTTTCCGTACCGTACTGTATCGTTCCGACGTTGACCGCGCTCAATGGGACGAAACAGACGACGTCTGCCATTCAGACGATGATTTACGGATCGCCCATGAATTTCGAGG